TGAACCGCCCGTCGTGACCGACTTCGGCGGCTACCGCCCGCACTACCAGGGGCACGGCACGCGCACGCCCGGCGGCCGCGGCGGTGAGATCCGGCGCGTCGCGACGCCGAGCCAGCTCCAGCAGGCCGTCCAGCCGCGCGCCGGTTGCCAGGACACCCCCGAGACCTGCGCCCGCGTGGTGCTCTTCGAGGCGTCCGGCACGTGGGACCTCGGCGGGCAGCTCGCGATTACCAGCCCGTACCTGACCATCGCGGCGCAAACGGCGCCCGACGACGGCGTCACGCTCGTCAACACGCGCTTTCTCATCGACACGCACGATGTCGTCGTGCAGCATCTCAAGATCCGCCGCCCGCCGCGGTCGCTGAACGCCTGCAGCATCGGCGACGCGGGCGACGGCGGCGACAACAGCCACGTGCACGATGTCGTCTACGACCACGTCACCTGCACCTGGAGCGAAGAGGTGAACAACCTGTTGATGGCGGGCCCAGGCAGTCACGACATCGCGCTGCTCGACTCGCTCGTTGCGGAGGCGCTCTGGCCGAACAAGCTGGGGGGCATCGGCGCCGGCATCACCTACCGCGCGACCGTCGCACGCACGCTCTTTTCGCAGCAGTGGTCGCGCAACCCGATCTGGGGCTCGCCTGCGCAGTTGGCGTTGTATAACTCGGTCAGCTACAACGGCACGAACAACGCCCACGGCTACGATGCGCTGCCCGCGTTCTATGGCGACGCCGATGGGGACGGCTCGGACGGCGCCGGGGAAGAGACCGTGCTCGTTAACAACGTGCTCATTCCGGGCCCCGACTCGGGCCCCGTGCCGGCGCTGCTCGGCCTCTCGAAAAAGGCGGACTCGATCGCGGCCGGCGCGAAGATCTATCTCGCCGGCAACCAAGGCCCCGGGATCACCGGACCCGAGGGCGCCGGGCAGTGGGCGGCGACGGTGTGCGTCGGCAGCTACGGCACCTACGCGAACGCCGCGACGTGCGGGGCGAATAGCAACATGCGCACGGATACGCCGTTCACCTGGTGGCTCCAAGCACAGCCCGTCGTCCTGCCGACCAGCGACGTCCTCGCGCACGTGCTCGCGCACGCGGGCGCCCGGCCCGCGAACCGTGACGCCGCAGACCTGCGCATGATCGCCGACGTCCAGCAGGGCACCGGCACCCACTTCCTCGACGCGTCCTCGGTCGTCATGCCCACGCTGCGCGCGCAGACGCGGACCTGCGCCGGCCCGACCGATCCGCACGGCCCCGGCACGCGCACGCTCGCCGACGGCACGCGCAACACCGTGCTCGAGGACTGGCTCGAGAGCGATCCGGCGTGCGGCGCGCGGCGGCTGGAAGTGCCGGCGCGGCGTGGGACGCGTTGAAACTTTTGACTTGAGAATCTATGCCACGTGGTGGACGACGTCCCGGCGCAGGCCTCCCGAAAGGGACGAAGCTCAAAAAAACCCTCGCGAAGGAACAGGCCCGCGAAGTGACGCGGCAACTCATCACCGCGCACCTGCAGCCGCTCATCGAGGCGCAGATCGCCAACGCCCGCGGCCTGAAGTATCTCGTCGTCCGCGACACGAAGACGGGCAAGTTTCAGCGCGTCGGCGAAGCGATGGCGCGCGCCAAACAGGGCAGCACGGAAGAGACCATCGAAATCTGGGAGAAAGACCCCTCGGTGCAGGCGTTCACCGATCTGCTGAACCGCGCGCTCGACAAACCCGCCGAGCAGGAGCAGGCGGTCGCGCTCTCGGGCACGCTGACCATCCGCTGGCAGGACGCATGAGCGCGCCCGTGCCGTCACCGCAGCCAAACGCCTGTGGCCGAGTTCACCCGCGCGGGAAAATCTGCGGCAAGTGCTACGACCGGGGGATGCAACTCCGACCGCCGAACAAGGGCTGGACGAAGCCGCGCGGCATCTGTCCGGAGTGTGGGCGCTACGTGGCGTTTGATGGAAAGGGTGGGCGCGTAGGTGCCCACCTCTGCATCCCATGAGCGCGCCGTCCGCGGAAGTCGTCATCCCGTACCGCCCCCGGCCGCAGCAGCAGGCCGTCCATGCCGCCATCGCGAAGAAGCGCTTCGCCGTCCTCGTCACCCACCGCCGCTTCGGCAAGACCGTCCTCGCCGTCAACCACCAGATCCGCGGCGCGCTGACGTGCCGCAAGCCCCGCCCGCGCTACGGCTTCATCGCCCCGACCTACACCCAGGGCAAGGCGACGGCGTTCGACTACCTGACGCACTACAGCCAGCCCATTCCGCAAGTCCGCGTCAACCAGAGCGAGCTGCGCGTCGATTACCCCAACGCCGGGCAGGTGCGGCTCTACGGCGCCGACAACCCCGACAGCCTGCGCGGCTTGTATTTCGACGGGGTCGTGCTCGACGAGTACGGCCTGCACCCGGCCAAGACGTTCAGCGAGGTCATCGGGCCGACGCTCGTCGACCGCGGCGGGACGGCGCTCTTTCTCGGCACGCCGAACGGCAAGAATCAGTTCTACGACATCGCCGAGCACGCGCGGCGCGAGCAGGCGGCGGGCTCGCGCGACTGGTTCTATGCCGAGTACAAGGCCTCGGACACGGGCCTGCTCGACGCGAGCTACCTCGCCGCCGCGCGCGCGGTGATGACGAGTGACGAGTATGCGCAGGAGTTCGAGTGCAGTTTCGAGGCGAGCGTGAAGGGCGCGATCTACGCCCGCGAACTCGAAGACGCCCGCCGCGCCGGACGGATCACGGATGTCCCCGCCGACCCGCTCCTGCCGGTCGACACCGACTGGGACCTCGGCATCGGCGACGCGATGGCGATCTGGTGCTCGCAGACCGTGAAAGGCTCGGGCCAGGTGCGCCTGATCGACTACTACGAGGCCAGCGGCGAAGGCTTCCCGCACTACCTGCAGGTCCTGCGCGAAAAACGCTACACCTACGGCACGCACTGGGCGCCGCACGACATCGCGGTGCGCGAACTGGGCTCGGGCAAGTCGCGGCTTGAGGTGGCGGCCGCGCTCGGCCTGCGCTTCAGCGTCACGCCGCGCGTGTCGTCGGGCACGGCGCAGGAGCTCGAGGAGGGCATTCACGCCGTGCGGCTCTTTCTGCCGCGCTGCTGGATCGACCAGACGCGGTGCCGCGCGGGCCTCGACGCGCTGGCGCAGTATCGGCGCGACTACAACCGGCGGCTCGACGAGTTCAAGGCCGTGCCCGTGCACGACCACGCGAGCCATGCGGCCGACGCGCTGCGCGGGCTGGCGGTGCGGCACCGGCTGCCGCCCGAGCGCGCCGAGTGGAGCGGGACGGGGCGGCCGCCGGGGCCCGACGGGTGGATGGTGTGAGGGCATTATGAAACTTCGCGTGGAATATCCATCGGGGAAACAGTTCACCCTCGAAGGTACCTACCGTGGACCGCAGAAGATAGTTACAGGCCCGAATGTGTTGGGAGCGCCAGCGGATCTGGTCCTTATCGAGACTGAGGATGGAGAGATGTACGCACTAGATCCGCGAGGTCGCGTAACCGATGCCGTCACCGGTGCGCTGCTCTACGACGGCGTTGAGTCGCACGAGCAGACGACGAGCCAGCCGCAGCAGACTGCCATACACGCGAATCTCATTCCCGTGAAATCGTACGGCTCAGAGGGATGGGAGCCAATCGTTTGCCCGTGGTTGCCCGGTGAGATCTCCTGCGTAAGTGGGAGCGGCGGCAGTATCTGCGCACATCACTGGGGCATTGAACTCCGCGAGGGGCAGCCGTTCGGATGGTGCAACTACCAGCATGAGATGCCGCATTCTTCAAGAGGAGGTGTGATGCACGCCAATATTCGATTCCACAAGAATGACGTCGGTTTGCTGACGGCGATTTCGACGAACGCGACGGATACTGATGATTTTCTCGCGGCAATGGCGGACGCGCTACAAGCAGAAGTCAAGCGGGCGGTTCATCAGACGCTGCATCAACCGGACGGTGCGCGGTATGACGGAAAGGCCATCGATGCGACGATTGACCTCTTCGGGATTTTACTAGCGCGGGCGCTGCCGCAGGCGTTGGAGATCGGCTGTCGGTTGCGTGGTTACAAGGCTGACGTCATCGAACATCGCGTTATTGTGGCCGGGACCATTCTGCCCGAAGACATGGTCGACTTGGTGCCGAACGAACTGGCCGATGCAGTCGTCCCCGCTTGACCGCTAGTGCTACACTCAGCCACCGCCCCTATGGCGAAACAACCGAGTAAACGCACAAACGCGCCCCCGCCGGCCAAGGCGCGCCAGATCCTGCGCGACGACAGTGTGCGCGGGCACCCGCTGACGAAGGCCCAGCGCGGATTCTTCGGCGCGCTGGCGGGGCTGGGGCGGAAGGGGAAGTAGGCGCGATGACGCCAGACGACACCATCGACGACGACTATGAGGACTGCGAGGACGAAGCCGTGTGTTGCCACTGCTGGGGCGAAGGCTACGTTCACGACTGCGGCGAAGATACATGCTGCTGTGCCGAGCCTGAGATTGCGGACTTGTACCGTTGCGAATATTGCGACGGTACGGGCTATCTGGGTTGATGGCGACTGACTATTCCGCCCCCGTCCGCGAGACGCCCACCGACCCCGAGGCTGACCGCGACACGGCCGACGCCCATCAGCAGGCGCTCGACCGCTTCCGCCTCTGCGACGACGCCTTCAAGGACCAACGTGAGCGCGAGCTCGACGACCTGCGCTTCATCGACGAGGCCGGCGCGCAGTGGCCCGACGACGTGCGGCGGGCGCGTGGCGGGACGCCGGGCGGCGCAGGGCTGCCGCCGATTGCGCCGCGGCCGTGCCTCGAGTTCAATTTGCTGCGCGGCCCCGTCCAGCAAGTCATCAACACCGCGCGCCAGGCGAAGCTCGGGCTGTCGTTTGCGCCGGAGGGCGAAGGCGCGACGCGCGCGATTGCGCAGGCCTACGACGACATCGCGCGCGCGATTCAGGCCGACAGTCGCGCGCACCTCGCGCGGCAGTGGGCGTTCGAGCGCGCGGCCAAGTGCGGCTTCGGGGCGTACCGGATCCTCACCGAGTACGTGAACAGTAAGAGCTTCGACCAGCGGATTATCTACAAGCGCATTCTCAATCAAGCCGCCGTCTATCTCGACCCCTTCGCGCAGGAGCCGGACTGGTCCGACGGCACGTTCGCCTTCATCACCCAGGACCTGCCGATCGCGCGCTACCGGACGCTCTATCCCAAGTCGGAGCTGGCGGGCCACTCGGACGCGGAACTGACCTCGATCGGCAACGACCGCCCGGCGTGGATCACGACCGCCGACAACAGCGCGGGCCTCAGCTGCCGCGTCGCCGAATACTGGCAGGTCCACGAGGACACGCGGACGCTGGTGCTGCTGCCCGACGACACGACCGCGTTCGAGGACGAGATTCCCGCCGACATCCTCGCGACGGTGGAGCAGGACCGCGGGACACCGCTGCCCCGCCGCCCGATCTGCACCGGGCGCCGCGTCACCGTCACGATCATGAACGGCGTCGAGCTCTTCGCCCCGCAGGACTGGAACGGGTGCTACATCCCGATCGTGCCGGTGGTCGGCGACGAGACGAACCTGAACGG